AACCTTCGTTGAAGAAACAACGTTTGATGAAAGAATCCATTAAGCGTGTAAACAAATTAAGACGCCAACAAGAGCGACTTAATAACAGCAACTAAAGAAAGGACCTTATATTATGGGTAGAAAAACACTTGCTAATAGCACTAAATTTCTTAACGCTATGTTAAGAGGTGAAAGCGTAACTTGGGCTGATGCTCAGAACAAGTTTAACTTAAAAAGACCTAGAGCGGTCGTTGATAAAATCCGTGAGGAAGGACATTGTGTCTATATCAACAAAAACTCTAAAGGTACTTATTACAGAATAGGTACTCCATCTAAAGCGTTAATCGCTGCAGGCTTTGCCGCTTTAGAACCATCAGTTTATGCATAAGCATAAATAGTCATAGAGGCTATTCGTAAGACCTCTGTGAGTGTTGCCTCTCGTATAAGACAACACATTTTGAGTTTGGCAGTATCTCGTAAAAAACTGCCACTTGAAAAATAAAAATGAATAACTATATAAATATAATTGATACGCCACTAAGGGTATCAATTTTAACTTGCTTATAAAGGAGAAAACTATGACAAGAAACTTATCTATATGGAACGATCTAAGACCATTTACAATAGGGTTTGACGATCTGTTCAATCAGTTTGATCATTATGTTGATAATAGATCAAATTCATTCCCACCATACAATATCGTGAAAGGCAAAGACGATCTCAATTGGAAAATTGAAATGGCGCTTGCTGGTTATAATAAAAAAGATATTGAGGTGAAATATGCTGACAATACTATCACAATCAAATCAACTCACAAAGATGAGGACGATAAAGATACAATCCATAGAGGCATTGCCAAAAGACACTTTACAAGATCATTCACAACTGCTGATGATGTAGAGGTGAAAGGTGCTGAAATGGCTGATGGTATGTTATCAATTGCACTAGAGAAAATTTTACCTGAAGGTAAAAAACCTAGAACAATTGAAATTGCATAATATAGATAGGGCGGTAACCACTCCGCCCTTGACTTTTGAATTGAAACCTGATATAATGAAAAACTATGAATTACAAATTTAAAGAGAATATAATTTTAGATGATGTGAAAAGGTACATTGACGATACCTATTCTTCACATTATGCACAAACTCAAAAACAAGCTACTGAAATCATCATTGACCAAGGACACGGTGAAGGTTTCTGTATGGGTAATATTTTAAAATATGCTCAAAGGTATGGTAAGAAGGATGGCAAGAATAAGAAAGACCTTATGAAAGTTATCCATTATGCAATCATACAACTGTCCCAGGACCATTACAAAAACGACAAATCTGTAATAGAAACTTTACAAGAAGACTTACTACAATATGATGTAGGTTTACGTTCAGTAATGTCTGAAAAATTAAACAACCCTAATGATTAAGGAGAAACTATATAATGAAACTAAGTGATAATACAAAAGAGATATTAAAAAACTTTTCTGAAATTAATCCTAATTTAAAGATTACACCAGGAAAAGAAATCAAAACAATCTCAACTATGAAAAACATATTGGCAACTGCTGGTGTTGAAGAAGAATTTCCACAAGACATTGCCATCTATGACCTATCTGAATTTTTAGGTATGTTATCTTTATTTAATAAACCTGTGTTTGACTTTGATGAAAAACACATGACTATTAATGAAGAAGGTACATCAACAAAATCAAAATATTATTTTGCTGATGAATCCATACTTACAACTCCACAAAAAGATGTTAAAATGCCTGCAACTGAGGTAGAATTTACATTGACGGAAACTGACTTATCAAAGGTTAAGAAAGCTGCGTCTATGTTACAACTACCAGACATTGCTGTTAAATCTGTAGGTAATGATATCATGATGTCAGCAATTGACAAGAAAAACGATACAGCAAATACCTATGATGTTAAAGTGGGTTCAACTGATAAGAAGTTTGAATTTCATTTTAAAACAGAGCATTTCAAAATGTTACCAGGTGATTATACTGTAATGATATCTTCAAAATTAATATCTAACTTTAGACATAAAAACAAAACAGTACAATATTGGATCGCCCTAGAAAATACTTCTAAGTATGAGGGGTAATCTATGGAAAATTTATTATGGGTGGAGGCGTATAGACCTTCCACAATTGACGAGTGTATATTACCAGTCGAGATTAAAAAAACTTTTAAGTCTATTCTCAAACAAGGTGAAATACCAAATCTATTATTATCTGGTACTGCTGGTACAGGTAAAACTACTGTAGCCAAAGCATTATGTAACGAACTTGGTTGTGACGTTATGATGATTAATGGTTCTGACGAAGGTCGATCCATTGACGTTGTAAGAAATCAAATTAAGAACTTTGCTTCAACTGTATCTCTACATGAGACAGGTAAACCTAAAGTGGTTATTGTTGACGAAGCAGATTACATGAATGCTGAGAGTGTTCAACCTGCCCTAAGAAACTTTATAGAAACATTTAGTAATAATTGTAGATTTATTTTTACATGTAATTATAAAAATAAAATTATACCTGCAATTCATTCTAGATGTACTGTAATTAATTTTTCTATTCAGAAAAAAGATAAAGAGAAACTAGCAGGTTTATTTCATAAACGATTATCCACAATCTTAGAACAAGAGAATATTGAATTTGATCCAAAAGTATTGGCAGAACTTATAATTAAGTTTTATCCAGACTTTAGACGAACCATCAATGAATTACAAAGATATTCTGTATCAGGTAAAATAGATACAGGTATACTTGTTAATATTGCTGAAGCAAATATCAAGTCTTTAAACAAGGCACTAAAAGATAGACACTTTGGTGATATGAGAAAATGGGTTGTAGATCACATTGACCAAGACCCTGCTGGTTTATACAAAGACTTATATCAAAACTTTTATACAGAATTACAACCACAAAGTATTCCACCTATGGTTATTCTTCTGGCAGAGTATCAATATAAGAATGCCTTTGTAGCAGATCCTGAATTAAACATGGTTGCTTGTCTTACTGAGATAATGACCGAATGTAAATTCAAATGAGTGACTACAGCCTAACAAAGTATCTCACAGCAATCAATTACAGTAAAGAGAAATTACTTGATACTGATGATAGAGATTGGGAAAAGAAGTATCCACCTTTTATAATCAATAAAGGTTTGTCTTATTTTTCAGACACAGTTATGTATGCTAACGAAATGAATAGGTTACATCATGCTACGAAGCATATGCAATTCTCATTTTATCTAAATAGTATAAAGTCTAGAAAAAGATTTAGTAAATGGTTAAAGTCTTCAAAAATAAAAGACCTAGATGTTGTAAAACAACACTTTGGTTATTCTAATAAGAAGGCACAAGAGGCTTTATCTTTAATGACAAAAAAACAGATTGATTATATAAAAGAGAGATTATATAAAGGTGGGAGAAAATGAGTGAAGTTATAGAATGGAAACCAGACAGTATGCTCGAAGTAAAGATAAAAGAGCCAGATGATTTCCTTAAAATTAGAGAGACACTAACCAGAATAGGTGTAGCAAGTAGAAAAGAACGAAAGATTTATCAATCGTGTCACATACTACACAAACAAGGTAGATACTTTATTGTACACTTTAAAGAACTGTTTGCTTTAGATGGCAAGACAGCAAATATTTTTGCAAATGATATTGAAAGACGAAATACAATTGCACAACTATTAAGTGATTGGGGTTTAGTAGAGTTAGTAGGTATTGTGGAAAACAAAGCACCACTATCTCAAATTAAAGTTTTACCATTCAAAGAAAAACATGAATGGGTATTAGAACCAAAATATAATATTGGAAAGAAAGGAAACGAGGATGGCGAGCAGAGAAATGATGATCCAAGCAATTAGGCAACATGCTCTTGGACATATAGAAAAACACAAAACAAACGTAGAAATCTATTTAAAAAGTTCTGTTGGTATTGGTGAGCATGGTGACATTATGGAAACCATAGAAAAAGAATTAAACATAATCGCACAATACCACGATCAACTTGAAGTATTAGACAAATATTTTTAACCTTGACTTTTAAGTCAAAACCTGATATAATTATATTATGAATTTTTACACCAATGTGTCGCCTTATGGTGACGAATTACTTGTTAGATATTTCGACAATGGTAAAAGATGTGAGGACCGTGTACCATATGTTCCTCGTCTTTACATACCTACAAAAGGTAAAGGTCGATATAAATCCTTAACAGGTATTGGTTTAGATTCCGTATCATATAAATCTATTAAACAAATCTTAGTTTGGGGTATGGCAGATTATATAACCAAACAAGATAATGTTCATTATGTAAAATGTGAAAATGAAAGAGACTTACTCAAACAATTTTTAAAATTCTGGTCCACATATTCACCTGATGTTCTTACAGGTTGGAATAGTAAATATTTTGATGTACCTTATCTAGTTAAACGTATAGGTAAAATACTTGGCGAATCCTCTATGAAACGCATGTCGCCCTGGAATATTATACAAGAAGACCAAACTTATGAATTAGGTAAAACCCAAACTTATTTCCGGTTACTAGGTATTGCTCAACTCGATTATCTACAACTATATCGTAAGTTTACAATCAAGAACCAAGAGAGTTACAGACTAGATCACATTGGTAAAGTAGAACTAGGTGAACAAAAAGATGATAACCCTT